TAAAAAAATATCAGAGAACAGATGGAATGTATTAGTTTGTCATAGAAGGTTTGGCAAAACAGTATGTATGATTAATCATTTAATTAGGTCAGCATTGCTGTCCAAAAACAAAAACCCTAGGTATGCCTATATAGCACCCACCTTCAAACAAGCGAAAAGTATTGCATGGGATTACATGAAACAATTTACAGCAAAGATACCTTATACAAAATTTAACGAAACAGAGTTGCGTGTAGATTTGCCAAATGGCAGCAGAATAACATTACTAGGTTCAGAGAACTCAGATGGCTTGAGAGGGATATACCTTGATGGTTGTGTGATTGATGAATATGCAAATGTAAACGAAAGATTGTTTCCTGAAATAATTAGACCTGCACTATCAGATAGAAAAGGTTACTGTGTATTTATTGGTACACCACAAGGCATGAACAATAACTTCTATGAACTATATCAACATGCACAAGGAGCTGATGATTGGTTTAACTACAAGGCAAAAGCATCAGAAACAAAGATTGTAGATGATGAAGAGTTAGTCAAGGCAAAAGAGGTTAT